CGAATCCTGACCCAGACAGCTGGGTTCGTAAGTTTATTGATTGGTGGATAGATTCTGACACTGGATATGCTATTCAAGAAAGATCAGGAAAGGTAAGATGGTTTATCGTTATTAGCGATAAAACTATTTGGTCTAATACGAAAGAGGAACTAAAATCCAAATACCCAGATTGCCTACCTAAAAGCGTTTCGTTTATCGCTTCTACGGTTTTCGATAATAAGATTTTATTAGAGCAAAACCCTGAATACCTGGCAAACCTTCAAGCTCTCCCAAGATTCGAAAGAGAACAGTTATTATTTGGAAATTGGAATATTAGACCGTCAGCAGGAATGTTCTTCCGTAGAGATTATTTTCAAATGATCGAGGTCTTACCTAAAAACCTTCAATTTATGAGATATTGGGATCGCGCAGCTACTCGTAAAAATGAAACTAATGATCCTGATTTTACTGTTGGCTTAAAAATGGCAAAAGATATAAATGGAATATTTTACGTTTGTGATATTGTGAGATTGCAAGAAAGCCCTCTATACGTGCAAAATGCTATTAAGAATATGGCGGCACAAGATGGGATTTCTACAAAAATTGGCATTGAGCAAGACCCGGGTCAGGCTGGAGTCAGCGAGGCAGATTTACTTTTGCGTATGCTCTCTGGCTACAATGTTAAAGCATATAAAGCAACCAACGATAAAATTACCAGAGCGTCTCCCGTAAGCGCGCAATGTGAAGCTGGAAATGTTAGGGTTTTACGCGGCTGGTGGAATGAAGATTTTTTCAGAGAATTAGAAAATTTCCCTGAAGGCGGTCATGACGATATTGTGGACGCTTTAAGTGGAGCATTTTTAATGCACACAGAAGGGAATTATAATATTCACGCCTTAGGCAAAATTTGAGGAAAAATGGTTAAAGTAACTGTTAATGCAAATCCGAGTGGTTATATCGATCCAAAAAAGATGGAAGAAACCTACGTGGAACAATCTAAAAGAATCCTTGAAGAAACGCGCTCAGTACATGGAGATGGAGAGGCGCGCAGCGATGGATGGATGAATGTATTAACTGGAACGGGAATTTGTGGAAGAGACAAAAAGCAGAATGGATTTTTCAGACTTACTAACATTTTTAATCGATCAGAATTGGATCAAATGTATAGGTCTGATGGGGTGCTACGCCTCATTATTGATCTTTTCGCGCAAGAAATGGTAAGGCAGGGATGGGAACTTGAGGGTGACGTTCAAGGGAAAATAGTAGGAAAGTTAGAAGAATTAAAAGTTAATCTTGCGATAACGAATTTGATTAAATGGGCTAGATTGTTTGGTGGAGCTGTTTGTATAATGGGCATAGCCGACGGTCTCCCACTCGATCAACCTGTAGATGAGGCGGCATTAAGGGATGTTCAATGGCTACGCGTATTCGATAGATATCAGTGTTATTCACGTGATGGTACTTTCGAGTCTGACCTCAATTCACCTAATTATGGGTTCCCTAACGTTTACACTGTAAATGATAATAGGACTGGAGCGGTTTTTTATGTACACTATTCACGCATTCTCCGTATGGACTGGAACGTTTTACCACCAAGATGGCAAAACTTTAACCAAGGATGGGGTGATCCTCTAGTACAGACCGTTTATGAAGAATTAAGAAATTATTCGATGGCTTTCTCGGCTACGGCAACAATGTTCGATGACTTCGTAAACAAAGTTCTTTATATCCCTAATCTATCAGGGATTATCGCTTCACAATGCGGTGAAGAGCAAGTTGCTAAGCGATTGAATATTCTTAATCTTACGCAAAGCAATATGAATACAACCGTACTGGATGCAGACGAGAAATACGAAAAAATCTCAACTAACTTTAATGGTATCCACGAGCTTTTAGATAGATTTATGATAGCGTTATCAGCTGTCACTAGAATACCTGTCACTCTATTATTTGGTCGTAGTCCTGCTGGCTTAAATTCTACTGGAGAGTCTGACGTTAGAAATTTTTATGACGCCGTTAAGCAAGAACAAGAAAGCAAGCTTAGAGGGTGTCTAGAAAAGCTTATTCGATATATTATGATATCAAAAGATGGCCCTTTTAATGGTGAAGAGCCTGAGGATTGGAGCTTACAATTTATTCCTCTCTGGCAGAATACTGAAGAACAAGATGCTTTAACAAGAAAAGCTGTTGCCGATACCGATGCTGTTTATATCGATAGAGGCGTATTAACTCCAGAAGAGGTTGCGATTTCAAGATTCGGTGGTAATAAGTGGTCTATGAATACCGAGATAGATATGAAACAACGTGAAAGAATGTCTGAATACCCCGAAGAACTTGAAGAATTAGAAGAGGAAAAAGAAGGTTTAACTGGTTTGCAACCTACAGAAGGCCCTGATTATATGGGGACTGGATTACCTAGATCATCACCGGCAGCAACATAATGAAAGAGCATCAAGTAAAGAAAATGAAAAATCTTGTTTTTAACGCTCTAATCGAGTGGGAAAGACATAAAAAGAAGAATAAAATCGAAGGCGATATAAATCTCGGAATTATAATGGATTTCGCCAATTCTTTCGTGCAGGTAGAAATAAAATAAGGGCTTTAAGTGAAGAAAAATTTCCTATTGCAAATTCAGTTGAGAAAAGCGCAGGAAATAAAGCCAAAAAGGGGACGGCCTCCTAAATGGCTTTTTCCAGCTAACGCCGAAAAGCATTACGATAAATATCTATATTCTCTAGTCAGAGAGTTAAAAAACCAAATTAAGCAATATTTGCTCCCAGAAATACCTTCAATGATTTTAGAAGTTCAAAAAAAGACTCCTAACGATAGAAATGATGATTATCTAAGTCGATTAAAATCGTTGATTATTTTCATCGGCCAGAATATACAGGGTAAAGTAAACGAAACAATATTAGAATCTGAAAAAATTGGCCTAGAAATTGAAAGATTCAATAAGAGACAAGCTCAGAAAACGAATGAATCGATTTTTGGTATCGACATTTTTGTTGATGAACCTTGGCTTTCAGATCAGCTTAAACTATTTTCATCTCAAAACGCACAGCTCATTAAATCTATTCCGCAACAAGAATTGGAAAGAGTCGCGGGAGACATTGAAAGGGGTTTACAACAAGGCGTTAGATTTACCGAGATAGCTAAAGGGTTACAAAAATCTTTTGGGATAACCCATAGGCGTGCTAAGTTAATTGCGAGGGATCAAACGACTAAGTTAAACGCTAGCTTGACTCGACTTAGACAAGAAGATGTCGGAGTTGAGGAATATATTTGGCAAACATCTGGAGATGAGCGAGTTAGACCTACACATAGAGCAAATGACGGAAAGAAATTTAGATGGGATAAACCGCCATCTAAGACGGGACACCCGGGAAATGATGTTAATTGTCGATGCGTAGCAATACCAGTAATGAATTATTAAGGCGGTTTTCAAAATGGCTAAAGAAGAAATATCAAAGATTCGAGAAAAGCCGGGTGAATCCAATGCAGGAAAGTACAAAAACGTGGCAAGTAAAAACTTTGCCGGCCCTGATAAGACTTTTCCGATTAACTCGATGGCAAGAGGGAGAAACGCTCTCGCTAGAGCACATTTTGCCAAAAATCCTGAAGGAATCAAAGAGAAGGTTTATCAAAAATATCCAACGCTTAAAGAACATCACAATAAACGTGAAGGTTTAGATGCAAAGAAATATGACGCTTATAAATCTCGCTAGGCATGATAAGGGCTTAGTTGGTCACGAGACTGAAATGACCCCAGAGGGTTATATAAAATCTCGCTGCATCGTTACGCGTTGCGGTGTCTTTCTCTATAAGAATGCTGATGGAACTGTAAGGAAAGAGCTTCGACATCCTGATGATGTCAATATTCCTGAAAGTCTAGATTCAATGAAGATGATCCCTATAGTAAATGGACATCCTCCAGAAAGGCTTGTGAACGCTGATAATGCTAAAAGACTTTCGGTCGGTTATACTGGGGAGATAGTCGAAAATAACTATCCATACATAATTTCAAACTTAATTGTTACCGACAAAAATGCCGTTAATGATATTAAGGAGAAAAGGAAAAACGAATTATCTTTGGGTTATACTGTCGACCTAATCCCTGAAGAGGGTAATTATTTCGGCGAGCCATACGAGTTTAGGCAAACTAATATTCGTTATAATCACCTTGCTTTAGTTGATCAAGCTAGAGCAGGCCCTGAAGCTAAAATCGTACTGGATGGTAATGATGCAGAGGAAATTTTAAAAGAGGAGGCCGTGGTGGCTAACAACAAAACTAGAAAAGTTAAAATTGATGCCGAAGAGTACATGCTTGAAGACAATGCAGCCAGCGCGATGGAGAAAATGTCTAAAGATAATAGCGACTTAAAGGCTCGACATGAAGCATTAATGGATGCCCATGAAAAAATGAAGGGTGAGCACGCGCATATGAAAGATATGCTTGAAAAAGCTCACGCGGAAAGAGATAGCATGAGAGATAAAGATCATCACGATCCTGAAGCGGTTCATCATCCAATGGAGGAAGATGAAATTGGTTCAGAAGGTAAGGAGGAACATGATCCTTCAGATAGTATGGGGATGTCTTCTCACGTTAAAGATTATGAAAAACCCTCAAATTTGGAGAATCATACTGTGGAAAGCCCAAAAAACAAACATTATCCTCATGATCTTCCTCACATCTCTAAAGTTGATGCGGCGGAAGTTAATCGTAGGGTTAATGATCGTGTAAAGTTAGTTCGTTTGTCTGAAAGATATTTAGACAAAAACACACTCGCAAGGCTAGATAGTCTTAGCGACACCGATATTAAGAGAAAGCTGATTAAAACCTTACAGCCTAAGGCTAATTTAGAAGGAAAATCAGAGGTCTATATTAACGCTAGATTCGATTCTGTTATCGATGATGCGCCAGCAGCTAAAGTTATCGCTAATCCAGCTTCTAGGGTTGATATGAGCGAAGATGCTATCGAAAAAGAAAGTGCAAATGCCGTTGATTCTCGCAAAGCGATGATTAAAAGGCAGAAATTAGCTTATAAAGGGGGTAAATAATTATGCCACAGTTAACTTATCAATTTCTAATGAACGTTGGTTCGGCTGGTCAATTATATGACGTCGGATTTAATAACGTTTTATCTCCTGTAAGCTCCATAGAAAATATCTATGTTGGTTTAGGAACTGCTAAAGTTATTGGTGCAGATTATCAAGTTAGATTGCCACACGTTGATCAAGTCTCCGTTTTACAATCTACCGCGCTTGTCTCCCTTAACAGCACTATTGTCACCCTTAACGGTATAGCACTTACTCCTGTTGTTTATGCAACAAGCAACGCAGCGACAATGGCAGCTATTGCGGCATTAATCGCCGCTCAACCAGGTATTGCAACTGCAACGTATGATAGCGTTTCTACGATTAATATTCAGGCGACCCAGGGCTTTCCTGTAACAGCAACGTTCGTAACTACACTGGGTTCTGGCCAACCTACATGGACATCTACTTATGGAAATGACAACGTGTTCTATGGCGTTGCTCTTTATATTCAAAACAAGATGAACCTGTACGGACCTCAAGGTTCCGCTGGTGGAGCGCCTTATATTGCAGGTGATGCCGTTCCCGTACTTACAAGAGGACGTGTTTATGTAACAGTTGAAAGCACTGTTACATCAGATAGTCCTGTTTATTGGAGAATAGCTCCTACACTTTCTAACCCTCAGGTGGGTGGTTTTAGAGGTGATTCCGATAGTGGTAATGCAATCCTTCTCTCTAGCAATATTGTAAGATGGCTTGTAGGTGCTACTTCTGGAAATCTTGCTGTACTAGATATTAACCAACCATAAAAGTAGGAGAAACTAAATGAACGATTTAAACGCGTTTAGAACTTTTTCAAGTTTAAGACACGATACTAACGAGACTTTTTTCTTTGCAAGGGAACTTGAATACGTAAAATCAAAATCTTACGATATCGAATTTCCAGAGATGAAAGCCTTTAAGCATATCCCTATCAGCACCGAAGCTGGCGAGGGTGCACAGGCAATTACTTATGCGCAATTTGAAGAGGTCGGTTTAGCAAGGGTTATAGAATCCTATGCGGACGACCTTCCTAGAGCGGATATCAGAGGTAAAGAGTATACCACACAAGTTAAATCAATCGGCGTTTCCTATGGTTATACCATTCAGGAAGTAAGATCGGCGATTTACGTTGGACGTTCTTTAACTCAAAGACAAGCTAACGCCGCTCGTAGAGCGAACGATCAGCAAATAAACCGTATGGCTTGGTTTGGAAACTCTCTTTATAATATTCTCGGTATCTTAAATACCCCGAATATTCCCGAATATCTTGTGCCTGCAACTGGAGCGGGAACTACAACTCAGTGGGTTAATAAAACTCCTGATCAGATCTTGTTAGATATGAATAATATTACTAACTCGATTCCTGCTACAACATTGGGTGTTGAGATGCCGAACACTTTATTATTGCCTGTTGCGCAATATACTTTGATCGCCTCTACTCCAAGAAGCACAACATCAGATACAACTATTCTGGAATACTTTATACAGAACAATCCATTCATCACGACTGTCGACTGGGTTCCAGAATTAGCTGGTGCAGGCCCTGTTGTTGATGATGTTGCTACTGACTTGTTTATCGTATTCGATAAAAACCCTGATAAATTGACAATGGAAATCCCAATGCCATTTACTCAGTTTCCTCCACAAGAAAGAAACTTGGAATTTGTTGTTCCTTGCGAATCTCGTTATGGTGGAATTATCACTTACTACCCATTAAGCTTAGCAATAGGATACGGAATTTAAGATGGCATTAATAAATTACACTCGGAAAAATATTTTTGGCACAATTTTAAAGAGTAACGAAATCGTTAAATTACTTCCTGGTATTAACGAGGTAGAAGATGACAAGCTTGCTGAAATGAAGCTCCACCCTTTATTTAAGGGCTGGATTT